TGCGTTTATGATGAACCTTCTGCGTGGTCCGATCGAGCGGATTACAGTTCCCACAAAGCAGGCGATTTCCTGGGATGAAGGATTGATGACTGTTTTCTTTCGTGGATTAAAAGATGTGGACACAATTGAGTATAATGCAGTGAAGCGTCAAATTTCGTTGACCCGCAATCCTCCCCATTTTGAAAGTGTGTACAACGAAAAGAATGAGCGAATTGCAGTTCGCTACAATAAAGAGTTTGATCAGGAGCGTGACATAAAAGAGTGGGTCTCAACTTGGAAATCAAAGTTTGAAGGAGAGTTTGGCGGAATTGAATTGGAATCCCCTGAAAAGTTTGTTGTTGAACAACTTGAGTGCCTTCCCACCAAGTACGAAGACTTTGTGAATACCTTCATTGATGGATTGAACGTCAAGAACCCGCTCCTTTTCGGAAGACGTATTCAGGGATTGGTTTCCTATTTCAGAACTGCAGACGAGCGTCTTCTTCCGAAGCGAATCGAAGAGGATACGACGCTGACCAAAATTCCTATGTCGGAAGAACAGTTCCTACGGTACCTCGAGGAGCGCTGGATTGAAATACAGCGTGAATCTCGCAAAGGTCGCATGAAGACAAACTTGGATGAAGATTACGGATCATACCGAGCCGGATCTCGTCTCGTTTGTAACTACGCCCTGCCCCCAGAAATCAAAGTTGAAGTTCCCGAGGGAACCACAGAAGATGATCCAGTAAAACTTTCGAACCCCGAAATTCTGGCACGCATCAAGGCATCGCCCGACAAGTATCTTTCGGAAGTTGCGCTTCAAAACTTTTCACCGAAAATGCTCCGAATGCTGAAAGATGTAAAAGAATCGGTTGGTGAACCGGGCAGTTTCAAAAACCAATTTTTGTATTCAACCTATCGCGCACTTCAGGGTGTGGGCATATTCGCTGCAATTTTGGAAGCGAACGGATTCCAGGAATACAAACTGATAAAAGAAAATGGACTCTGGAAAGAAGATCCTTCTTTGAAAAAGGGTGTCCCCGCATTTTCGTTCTATACGGGTGAAGAGAAGGAAGAAGAGCGCGAGTTGATACGACAAATTTTTAATGAAAAGTATGAATCTGGATTCCCCCAATCATTAGCCGATTCTATAAAAGAAAAGAAGCTCTGTATCCTGATGGCAACCCGATCTGGCGCGGAAGGTATCAACTTGAGAAGCGTACGCAATGTGTATATCATGGAGTCTCACTGGAATCCTGCCTTGCTTGATCAGGCGGTTGGTCGTGCAATTCGCATTTGTTCTCACGCAGGGTTGCCCCTTGAAGACCGAACTGTGAAAGTAAAAATTTATTTGAGTGTGTTCACAGAACAGCAATCAAATACACAGGAAGGCCCGAACGTTGTACCCATCCGACGCAACGATATGGTTCTCAAACGTTATGAGGGTGGCGAACCTCGTGAAACCTTTATGACGTCCGACGAGTTCCTTTGGGAAGTGTCATATGAAAAGGGGCGTATCATCAAAAATTTGTCGAACATCCTGAAACAGTCTGCAGTGGATTGTGAAATTCACCGGAAACTCCACGCAAAGAATGAGCCCACGCTTCAGTGCCTGCGATTTGATAGTACGTCCACGTCTGAAGATTTGGCGTTCAAGCCTTCCTATCTTGTCGATGAGCGAGATACTCTGTACCTCCGAAACATCCAGCGAAAATCTAGGCGTCTCCAAAAAATCAAAGTAAAAAATATTGTTCTCCTCATAGATCCGGATACAAATCAGATATTCGATTTTCCGGCGTTCGAAGATTCAAAGCGGCTTGTACAGCTTGGGTTACGAACAGCACCCGGAGAGATTCGCTTTTTTACCTCAGTAGTATCGTAAATGGCAGACAATGCTTTTGTTGCGTCATCTTCCGGAATGTCAAATGCCCAGCAGGGAACACGTGGTTTGAGCGCGAGTGATTGGACGCGACTCAAACGTCTTCGTGGAGCACGAAAGTACGTAGAGGTAAATCTTAACACAAACAAGGATATTATGCCGACTCAATTTGGTCAGCAGGTTTACACAAGTGGAGCAATCAATGTCTTTGCAACAACGGGAACTTCAAAGATTCGTCGTACTGCTTCAAACTGGATTGACTATATAGCGTCTCAAACTGCAGATGTTGTTACGTCATCCCAGGAAGAAATTACAAATCCCAGCATCACCCATTCTGTCAGCAAACTTTGTACTTGCGATCCTGTCAGTTATTCTGTGAAGAAGCTGGGTATTTGCACGAAATGTAATCCAACAACTCATGTGCGTATAATGTAATGAAGTTCTTTGAACGCTTAAAATTTGAGTTTACGATAAACACTCTACTGGTTGGAATTCTTCTTCTAATCCTTGGTAGTGGCGTAGCCTCATACATGCTGACTCCGGTAGATCCGTACGAAGTCGGAATTGGTTCATTACCAGCTCCAGTTCAAGTTGGACGAAATAAAATTATTGTTTCCAAAACGGGAGATGCCTCAATGGCTACGGAATACCGACGCAGACGAGCAATTATAGGTTCAAACAGTTGTGGACTTTTCCCTAAATTCAGCCACAGTGGTTCCACGAACGGATCCCTGGAAACATACTTTTTATCGAGTATGTGTCCCACGTTCCGCAAGGATAAGGTTTGTAACGCCTTATACGACGCTGGTGATGCGAATACGGAATCCTGTCTTGTCTTCGATGGTAGCGATGCCAATGCGGTTGCTGAGATGGAGATTGATCTCGGTGATGCTTATACAACTACAGTATGTTACATATAATAATAGATGTCGTCTATAAATTGTACAACGACAATTGTGAAACTAAAAATTCGAAGGGATACCGCTGCAGATTGGGCAGCAGCAAATCCTACACTGGCAGAAGGTGAATTTGGATATGAAACAGATACAGGGAAATTAAAAGTTGGAGATGGTGTGAAAAAGTGGAATTCTCTTTCGTATTTTATTGGTGCAACAGGGCCACAAGGTCCATCTGGTCCATCTGGCCCTACTGGTCCGATCGGGCCGCTGGGTCCCACCGGACCTACTGGAGGTTCTGGTGTCACAAATTTTGATGGAGGAGATCCGGATACATTCTATTTGGATGGTCCAGTTTTCGATTTAGGAACCCCAATTTAAAACAACTTATTTAACAATGCCGTACGTACAGCTTCAATTGCGGAGAGGCACACAAAGTCAGTGGAACGCAGCAACCGGACCACTCTTGCAAGGTGAGTTAGGGTTTGAAACCGATACAAAAAAATTGAAAGTGGGTGACGGGTCAACCCTCTGGAATGGACTATCTTACATCAATCCTGGCTCGACGGGTCCATCTGGAGTTACAGGTCCCACAGGGCCTCTGGGAACTTCGGGTCCCACAGGTCCTACAGGAGTTACGGGTCCAACCGGGCCTCGTGGAAATACTGGACCAACTGGACCGCGTGGACACTCTGGTCCCACAGGTCCCAAAGGTGATCGCGGTGATCCAGATGGACCGACAGGAGTGACCGGGCCACTGGGTCCTTCAGGGGTTACAGGTCCTACAGGACCACTTGGAAATTCTGGTCCTACAGGACCCATAGGACCTTCAGGAGTTACTGGTCCAACGGGTCCAAAAGGGAATCCTGGAGCAACGGGTCCTGCATCATATGGTGCGGGTGGATTTATTAAAATTGGATTAACGGAAACAGAAAAACTTTTTGATACTTCAAAAGTTGATGGCAGCAATTTTTCAGCAAGTATAGGAACGTGGACAATCCAATCAACTCTTGCAAAATTGACATTTAATTCTACACTGTATCCATCAGTAAATCCTCCACAAATTAATGGATCAATTGCATATTACATACAAACTTTATCATTAAACAGTACTAGTTATGCTAGACCTTACAGAATGATTACGATTCCATTTGGAGTATACAATGGAGATTATCCTGAATGTTGGGTATCAAATAATGGAACAAATTGGGTTCTTTTAATTAGTATAAGTCAAAGTACATTTGCATCAGCTACAAATGATTCAGACAATGGTGGATAC